GCGTCAAATGAGTCAGGGTTGCATTGTGAGGATGCTTCCCTGGCTCAGCAGCATTTCAAAGACGAATGTGATATTAATAATATCCTTCGTCAATTCAACATAACAGGACTTCTACCAGAAGCCCCTTTATCGCCTCGTTACGGCGATTTCACCGGTATTGGTGACTACCATACCGCTCTTAACCAAGTTATTGCTGCAGAGGACGAATTTATGTCTTTGCCAGCAAATATTAGAGCAAGGTTCGAAAACGATCCTGCTCAACTTATCGAGTTTCTCGATAAACCAGAAAATAAAGACGAGGCTATTAAATTAGGTCTCGTAAATCAATCTGTGGAACTGCCGCAAGTCGTTGAAGTTCCACAAGAAAAAGCGGTCGAATAGACCGCAAGCACAGTTACCCTACTAGATGTAACTGTGCTAGGTGACACCTAACCACAAAAAGGAGATAAATATGTATATGCGTAGACACTCAGTAAGTAAAAAGAAATCAGCTAAAACTTTTCGGCATCATAGCCGAAAGACAAAATCACCAAATATGAGATCAGCCCCCCAGCGTGGAGGCTGGAGGTTCTAATAAAACCCCCAGGCACCTCACATGCCTTGCTATCATCCATTAAGCGCATATCAATGCGCTGACGGTACCATCGTCTTTCAGGAAAGACGTTGGTTTAATACCGTCAAAACACTATCTTTACCCTGCGGACAATGTATTGGCTGCAGGTTAGAAAGATCACGACAATGGGCTATGCGTTGTATGCATGAAGCCCAATTACACGAAAAAAACTGTTTCATAACACTCACATATGACAATACACATCTCCCAAGCGATGGCAGCTTACATTACAAAGACTTTCAATTATTCATTAAGCGACTTCGAAAAAAATTCGGAAACACTAGAATCCGCTATTACATGGCTGGAGAGTATGGCGAAAATTTCGGCAGACCTCACTTCCACGCCTGTATCTTCGGCCACGACTTTCATGATAAAAAATTATGGAAAAGGTCTCCCTCTGGTTCTATGCTTTATAGATCCAGTGACCTTGAATTACTCTGGCCATTTGGTTATTCCTCCATTGGAGATGTTAACTTTGAATCAGCAGCATATGTTGCGCGATATATTATGAAAAAAGTTACAGGACATAACTCAAAACAACATTACACAGAAACGGATTCAGAAACAGGAGAAATAATTACACGTAAACCCGAATTTAATAAAATGTCATTAAAGCCTGGTATAGGCTATGACTGGTACAAAACATACAAAACAGACGTATATCCACACGATTACGTAATAATTAAGGGAAAAAAGGTAAAACCACCTAAGTTCTACGACAAAAAATATAAACAGGACAATCCATATGAATTTGACGAAATACTTTATAAACGTGAAATAAACGGTAAACTAAATAGCGAAGACAACACGATGGAAAGACTACTTGTCAAAGAAACAGTCCAAAATGCGAAGCTTCAAAAACTTAAACGTAACCTCACTTAGGAAATCCTCATGAAATTAGTACTATGTTCAGTAAAAGACCGGGCAGCAGATGCATACGGTCGTCCAATGTTTGTACCCTCAACTGGTGTAGCTATCAGATCATTTAGCGATGAAGTAAATCGCGCTGAAGCAGAAAACCAGTTATATAATCACCCAGATGACTTTGATCTCTATGAGTTCGGCATATTTGACGACAACACAGGTAAATTTGATTTACATGAAGATCCAAAGCTATTAAGTCTGGGTAAACAAGTAAAAATACAAAACTAAACCGTAGAGAAAAGGGAAACCTTTTCTCACGGAATACTACCAAGGAGCAAAAATGCATCGCAATCGTTCAGTAGATATACATCAGTTCACAATGATTCCAAAAGCGGATATTCCGCGATCAAAATTTGACTGTCAAAGTACACACAAAACAACATTCGATGCAGGCTACTTAGTCCCCATTTACGTAGACGAAGTTCTACCAGGGGACACATTTAATTTAAATATGACAGCGTTTGCCCGAATGGCAACGCCACTATATCCAGTAATGGATAATCTACATCTTGAATCATTCTTTTTCTTTGTACCAAATAGACTTATTTGGAATAACTGGCAAAAATTCATGGGCCAGCAAGAAAACCCATCTGATTCAATATCATATGTAGTACCACAACAGGTGTCACCCGCGAACGGATATGCTATCGGTTCGCTGCAGGACTATATGGGACTACCAACAGTAGGACAAGTCACTGCAACAAAAACAGTAAGTCACTGTGCCTTCTGGCCACGTGCTTACAACTTAATTTATAACGAATGGTTTCGGGACGAAAACCTTCAAAATTCAGTAGTAGTAGACAAGGGCGATGGCCCTGATACAGTAACTAATTACACACTACTACGACGTGGCAAACGTAAAGATTATTTCACATCATCTTTACCATGGCCACAAAAAGGCAACGCCGTAACACTTCCTTTAGGAAGCTCTGCTCCAATTTACGCTACAGGTACAGCTGGTACTGATCAAGCAGTATTAAGCGCAGCTGGCGGAACATCATACGTAAAATTAGCAGCTAACAATACTTATGTAACAAAAACAGGCGACTTAGGTACATCTGCCGGAGCATTATTTGCAGATTTATCATCTGCAACAGCAGCAACAATTAACCAACTAAGACAATCATTCCAAATTCAAAAACTATTAGAAAGGGACGCCCGTGGTGGAACTCGATACACTGAGATTATTCGCTCTCACTTTGGCGTCATCAGCCCTGACGCTCGCTTACAGCGTCCTGAGTATTTGGGTGGTGGTTCAACTGATATCAACATCAGTCCAATTGCGCAGATCTCTGGAACTAGTGCAACCGGTACGACTACCCCTTTGGGTACACTTGCTTCTATGGGTACTGCCCTTGCTCACAATCATGGCTTTACTCAATCGTTCGTTGAACATGGCGTTATTATCGGCATAGTAGCCATAAGAGCAGATCTTACATATCAACAAGGTCTTGCAAAAATGTGGAGCAGATCTACACGTTACGATTTTTATTTCCCAGCTTTTGCCACTTTAGGTGAGCAAGCTGTATTAAATCAGGAAATATATGTAACTGGCGACACAACCGATACTTCAGTATTCGGATACCAAGAACGGTGGGCAGAATATCGTTATTATCCATCTCGTATTAGTAGTCTATTCAGATCTACTGCTTCAGGCACAATAGACGGATGGCATTTAGCCCAAAAATTTACAGCCGTTCCAACACTTAACGACACATTTATTAAAGATACACCTCCTGTATCACGTGTCGTAGCCGTAGGCGCATCTGCCAATGGGCAGCAATTCATCTTTGATTCTTTCTTTGATGTTAAGAAAGCAAGACCAATGCCAATGTACAGCGTACCTGGCTTAATCGATCATTTCTAATATGGGAATGTTCGATGGCATAATATCTTCCGTAGGCGACGTAGCTAAAACAAGCTTTTCGTCGCTTGCCGGGGGATTAATAGGGGGAGTTGGCTCTTATTTAGGCCAACAATCAGCTAATCAGTCTAATGCTGATATAGCAAGACAACAAATGGCTTTTCAACAACAAACTAGATCTGATGCTTATCAGACGGCAGTCGAAGATCTTAAAAAAGCCGGATTAAATCCAATGTTGGCTTATCAACAAGGCGGAGCCAGTAATCAGCCTGGCGCTTCCGCCCAAATGCAAAATGCAATAGGCGCTGGAGTATCAAGCGCCCAAGAAGGTATTAGTAAATACCAACAACTTAAAAATATGGAAAGTCAACAAGAATTATTACATTCTCAGATTGACGATACAACGGCAGCTGCCGCATTAAAACGCGCAACTGCAATAACAGAAGCGTATAGGCCTGGTCTAACCCAGGCACAAACAAATTCCATATTGCAACAAGCAGGTTTATACACTGCGCAAACAAGACAAACATCAGCTTTGTCAGCCTTATATGAAAAAGGCAAAGGTCCGACAACTGATCGGCCTTATTATCAAGATATTAAAACGTTCCTTCGTGATGCTACGAAAGGAACAAAATTACAGGACTATATTCCAAAATGAAAAAACAACCTTTTTTACGTACACCTTACAACTATGATACAGATGCTGCGTCAAATGAGTCAGGGTTGCATTGTGAGGATGCTTCCCTGGCTCAGCAGCATTTCAAAGACGAATGTGATATTAATAATATCCTTCGTCAATTCAACATAACAGGACTTCTACCAGAAGCC